GCTCCTAAGATGCAAGTCTTTGAGAGTGGGAATGTTCAGGACATGTGTGGTGAGGATGTCTCATTCTGTCTTGATGCTAAGGAGAAAGGCTTTGAGATCTGGTGTGACCCTCGCATTCGTGTTGGTCACGAAAAGACTCGGGTTATCTGATATAATAGACTACAGGGGGATTATCAGGTCCCCCGTACCTCGTTTCTCGTATTAAATTAAAGTATTATGGCAATGATGAAAGGGGGGAGTTATATCCCCGGAAAACCGAAAAAAACTCGTCAAGGTTCTGGAAAGAACTCCTATGCACCCGCAACGTCTCGCAATAAGGCAAAGAAACCATATCGGGGGCAAGGTCGTTAAATAGAAGCAGTTACATTAATACATAATGGCTGCTCTCATTTGTAACCTCCCCTCGGTAGAGGTATGGGTAAGAAAAGAATATCT